CAGGGGTAATCTGTTTGTAATTCATGTCATTGATGCCGGGATAATCAAAATTGCCTTTGGCAAATTCTATTATTGATTGTTCGCCTTCTCCTGTTATAAATGCATCTATCATTCCTGCGTCGTACAGTTTCTGTGGATATTTTTCACTGATAGTGGTGATGCCTGATCCTCCCATGAATATTTTCTGCTCTGGATTGATCTCTTTTATTTTTTGTGCAAAAACTTTTCCTAATTTGTGACTTTCATAACTGAATATACTAAGTCCAATCCATTCAGCACCAGTGTCACACAACTCTTGTGCCCATTGTGTCACAGTGTCGTCAATTTCTTTTTCTATATCTTTTTCCACCTGTAATGCACCCATGGCCGTCCAACTGTCAATGGCATTGTATTCGGGATGATCCTTGAACTTGTAAAACCATTCACACACAAAGTCACGTGTGCGGGCAGTAAAACCATTTGCCAATAATATTGACTTCAGCACCGCTGGCGCACTGGGCGGGTATGTCATGGTCATTCTTGGTAAACTACACAGTAAAAAATCCAACTTTTGCATACACTTTACTTATAGAGTCATTAGATCAGCAAACTTAGAAAAACACACACGGCATATGCTATAAATACGAATATGAAACCGTGGTTTGAAAAAGAAAAACAAAAGGCCGACATAATCAAATTTCCTGAGCCTGAGAGGAAGGTTATTAAAATGCCCAGTGTCTCAGAATATCCAGATTTTATCACAGGTGTGCTTGACCTACAAGCAAGACGCGACCAAGGACAAATTGGCCAAGATTCATACGATAAACTGTACCAAGACCTAATACATAGGTTCATGAAGAAGGAATCATTCGAGACTCCGTGGTTCTTAAGAGAAACAGAATTAAATGAAAATGCAGTAATGAATACCTTAAAAAAAGTTGCGGCTTTGATTCCAATAGATGCAAAAGAAATTTATAACAACGTAAAACAAAAAGTACAAAATTTAAAGCAATCAAAGGAATCTATGAATGAACAACCTACACAAATAGATGCCCAACAACAAATGGAAATTTTGAATCAAGAACTCATTGGGCCAATGATTAGACAGACCAATAAACTTATAGACACTAAATTTGAAGCCGCTCAGGATTCGTATAAGGGTCAAATGGATGATAAAATTAGAGCCATGGTAACAAGGCCAAACATAGGTCCAGTTAATACAGCAGAATTTTTAAATCTTTGTGCAACGGCTGGAGTTGTAAAAACAAGCGAAATGGTTGCAGAGCCTGTGCTTGATCCAACTCCTATTCCTGTCACATCAAAATTTCAAGGCATATTTAAAGCATTGTTTAACGTCATGCGTCCTGGATCAGCCGCTGGCGGACAAGGTGAATTTGCGTTAGTGTTTTGTGGTGATATAAATGCCAAACAAGAAAAGCAAGGCGATCTTACTCTGGCAGGAAAAGAAATAGAATTGAAAACTTCAGGGATTAGTAAAGGTAAAGCAACGGATTTTGTATTGCAAGATCAGTCAACAAAGGGAGTTACTGGACCTGGAGCCATGGAAGCAAAAAGTATACTGAAAAAAGAACTAGAAAAAATTACACCAGGAAAAGTAGAAAAAAATCTTACCCTAGGCGAAAGAAGAGTAAAACAATTTAATGCCCTATACTTTCCAAAAATGGGCAAGAAAAAAGTTGTGGCCATGCTCTCAAAAATGTATGCGGCAAACTACCCTGGACAATCTGTAAGTTCAGGACAGATAAGTGACGGAGTCAATGATGATGGTACAATTGATTTTTACAAATTATCCGCACTGTCTAGTTCCTTGGCTTATGATCTTTACAAATCTAAAAAAAATTTTCATGGTGTAATGATGTTAAATGCAGGCACAATGAATTATACTCTAGTGATTGATGGAAAAGATTTATTAGCAGTAAGAGATAGATTAAAAATTTCAGCCATATTTGAATTCTTACGTGGTACCGCGGAAATTTCTGTACCTACTTTGACACTTAAAAGTTAATTCAATACATATTAATTTAATCACATATACAAATAAGTATTTGTATGATAGACACACACGGCAAACTGCTGGTGGCGCCTCCGGGTATGCCTGATTGGCGTTTTGCCAAAACAGTGATATACATGTGGCGACACGATGTTACAGGAGCCGCGGGGGTAATCATCAACAAAAAATGCAATCATCCTGACTTCAAACACGTTTGCACAGAAGGCAAAGTTACACTCAAAGAAGGAGTCAATCCTCCTGTGTACTATGGTGGTCCAGTGCTTAACAACATAGTGGGCACACTGCATTCAAAAGAATATCAGTTGGGTTCCACCAACACAGACAAAAATCAGCCTTTGGCTTTCACATTAGACAAGAAAATGTTGGACACCATTGCAGGAGGTGGAGGCCCAGAGAAAAAACTGATCACTCTAGGACTTTGCAATTGGGAGGCCAATCAGTTGGAAGACGAAATTGAAGCAGTGCCTCCTCGAAAAACAGCCGGCAGTTGGCTTGTGGTTCCCTACGATGAACAGTTGGTATTTGGTCCGCAAAGAGAAGATGTGTGGGAGATGTGTGTCAGTCGTGCTGTGCAATCTAAAACTGAAGAAATTACAGGTAAAATTTTCAAAGACTAAAACGTAAAAGGGTCACTGCAACTGCTGACCAACAAGAACCAAAATTTATCATAGTCCCAATCCACATTGTGTTCTTTTTTCAAGTACAACTGTTGAATGGGCCAACTTTGCTTTTCCATTTCTTGGTGACACTTAAAGTCAAGGTTGTTCATGTCCTGTAGATAGTGCACCATTTCGTGCACCAACACACCCAAATCCCATGCAGATCTACGATCCCAATCATCAGGTAGATATATGGTGTCATTTTCCCTGTCGTACATGCCGTGGAGTTGATCAGACTCGTATTCTTGATCTTCATAGAACATTTTTTCCATCTGTGCAATGGGCAAAAATATCACTTGCGGTATGTCGTAGTTTGTGCTTAGATTGGTATTGGCGCCCAACCAAATCATTAAAGCAGTCAAAATCTCTTTCATGCGTAGATATTTACTTGGCAAATACAGGAAAAAAACAGGCCACACTATCATTAAGTACGCAGTTTATGATGGTGTGCATTCTAGTGATTTAGAAACTGCTGTCAAAAAACCCTTTACCAAAATTTCGATAAATATGTTTAATAATTGACCTGTACAGGTCAGTGAGCGAATATGAGAAAACTTTTAACATTGTTAATTATTGCCGGTGCGATTGGTTTTGCCAACGCCAGCGAACTCACGCACGACTTCAAAAATCCCAGTTTCTCAGGCAGTGGATACAGCACACATGTTCTCAGTATTGAACAATTGCAGTACAGCAGAAAACAAGATGTCAAAGAAGCACAAAAGGCTGAAGCGGCTAGAGCAAAAAGAGAAAATGAAAACACCACAATTAACAAATTCATCAAAAACGTAGAATCAAGAATTTATGCCAATCTATCAAAACAATTGGTGGACAACATGTTTGGAACATCTTGTTCAGGAACTTGTCCAACCAGCGGAACTGCTGAAGTGGAAGGAAGCACAATATATTGGGTCAAAGACACTTCAACAGAAATCATAACCTTGACAGTCACAGGTGCAGATGGCACTGTGACCACAATGACTGTGCCCATGGGAGACTTTAATTTCTAATGTTTAAACTGTTAGCAATATTTGCCATAATGTGTGGACTTACCGGAGGTTGTGCTAAAAACACAAACAAAGTCAACATAGGTGACGAGCCTTTTATCGAAGGCACATCCACTAGACACATGTTGGAAGCGATTCCACCATTACAGGATCAACCCATGATAACCATAGCAGTTTACAACTTTCCTGATCTCACAGGACAACGTAAACCCAGCACAAAATTTTCACAACTGTCGATGGCAGTGTCACAGGGTGCTGACACTTGGGTGATAGCGGCACTCAAAGCAGTGGGCAAAGGTAAATGGTTCAAAGTTGTGGAGAGAAAAGGATTGGATAGTCTAATCAAAGAGAGACAATTAATTAGAAGCACCAGAGAAATGTATGATGGCAAACAGGAAGTGGGCAATGTGATCAAGCCTTTAGTGTTTGCAGGACTACTCATAGAGGGCGGCATAGTGGGATATGACGCCAATGTGGCCTCTGGTGGAGATGGAGCACGATATTTTGGAATTGGCGTACACGAGGAATACAGAATTGACCAGGTTACTGTAAGTATGCGCCTAGTTGCTGTACAAACAGGAGAAGTCCTGCTTACAGCAGAAGCAACAAAAACAATTGCCAGCCACAAAACAGGTGCAGATGTGTTTAGATTTTTAGATATGAGCACAAAAGCATTTGAAGTGGAATCTGGTGTGGCAAGTAATGAACCAGTGAATTACGCAGTTAGAACAGCAATAGAATTTTGTTTGCTGGAAATCTTAAAACTGGGTGATAAATCAGGCCTCTGGAAGATTAAATACTACTAATAAGGAAGACGAGGAATGAAGCGACTATTAACTACATTATTGCTGACAGCAGGTATTGCCTTTGGTGTTTATGCCAATGATATCTATGTAACACAGTCTGGAGACACACTTGACTTGGACATCACACAGGATGGACAAAACAACCAAGTGGGTAATTCCACAACAGCGTCAACAGTCACAGGTGCCACGGCAACTATTGACATTGATCAAGTTGGAAACTCCAACGTATTGACATTTGATGTAAACGGAGCAACATATACTGGTACATTTAACGTTACTGGTAACTCCAACAACATCGATATGAATTGTGATAGCACAGGAAACAACAGTTCATGTGGAACTGTTACTGCGTCAATCACAATGGTTGGTGACTCAAATGACATAGATCTAGACATTGGTGAGACAGCAGATGCGTCTAACACGACTGCAACTATAACATCAGCGGCCTCAGATGACTCCAACGTAATTGCGGCAACTATAGATGGTGTAAGTGCAATCTTGACAATCACAGTTGACGGCGACACAAACAATTGGTTGGTAGACATTGATGGCGATGGTGACATAAACGGACACACATTCATACATACACACACAGGTGGTATAGCGGATGTTGACGTTGTCCAGTCAGGTGTATATGACAACATGGTGACTTTAAGCACATCAGGCGATAACCACGATATAGACATCAGCCAAACTGACTAATGAAATTTTTCATAATATTACTGTGCAGTCTACTTTGGACTGCACAGGGGTACACCAGTATAGGCAATGTGATCCTACACGAAGGCAATGGTGAAGTAGAGAGAACAACCGGTGAAGAACAGATCACTGTGATTGATCTAGACATATTCAGTTACGACATTGTCAAAACAGGCAACGGCAAGACCGGAATAGAATTTTTAGACGAAACAAGAGTTGATGTCACACAACACAGCAAGTTGATCATAGATGAATTTGTGTATGATCCCAACACACAAACAGGTGCTCTCAGTTTGAAAGCATCACTAGGGACTGTGAGATATGCTTCAGGACAGATAGCAAAAAATTCCAAACAAAATGTAAAGATATCCACACCCACTGCCACAATTGCAGTAAGGGGAACAGACTTTGCCATGACCATTGATGAATTAGGTAGCAGTACAATTATTTTATTGCCCAGTTGCAACACATTGGGCAAATGTTATGTGGGAGAAATTGCAGTTGAATCTGATGCTGGGCAGGTGATTATGAACCAGGCATTCCAGGCCACAGTGGTTGAAACTGTTGCCAGTCCACCAATGCCACCAGTAACACTGACCCTGGATGAAAGTCTAATAAACAATCTTTTGATAATCAGTAAACCAAAAGAAATAGAAGAAGCATTAGACAATGCCAAATATAATGCAGTGGCCAACGCCCTTGACATTGATTTTTTAGAATTCAACGAACTAAACAGAGACTATCTATTGGAAGAAGAAACAGACAACTGGGCCACTGCTCTTGATATTGATTTTTTAGAACAAAATTTTTTAGTTGATATATTAGAGCAGATCAATCAAGAGTTGGCCATACAAATGAGTGACGAATTTGACAAACAAAAAAAACGTGCTGACTTCAGTAACCTGGTGTTTGGAAAAGATCCTGAGACAGGAATAATTTTGTTAGATGACAATGATGCCTATGTATGGATCAGAGAAGATGCCGCGGGCAATTATATTGAACTGCGGTTAAGCAAAGAAAACACTTATCAGTTAAACGTGCAACAACAGGACTTTTATGTAATTGACTACGAAATTGGAGGAAATGAAAATGCAATCACTATTATTCAAACTCAGTAGTATTCTTTTATTTTGCTCCACAGTATTGGCCAATGACATTTATATCAATCAATCTGGTGACAACGTTGATATCAACATCACACAGGACGGACAGAACAACAGAATCAGTAGGAAAAACGATTCCACTACCAGCAGTCCAGGTGCGGCCACTTTCTACGGTAAAAATCAATCACTGACATCAACACAGACAGGCGACAACAACATGCTTGGTCTTTACAAGCACTATTACGGTTCAGATAATCAGACCAGTGGAAGCATCACTACCACACAGACCGGTGATGACAACATCATGAGAATAGACACACACGGTGACAATAATAATGTTTCTGGTCAACAGATCACATCAAACGCAAACATGGATCTAGAAATTGACTATGACGGAAATTCTGTGGATGCCAGACAAAGATGCAGTGTAGGATCAAGTTGCAATCAAGACACTATGGTTTTAAATGTTTATACCGGTAACGATAATGACATCATGATGGGTCAAGGCTACAAGATCAGCGAAACTGGCAATTGGCAATATGATGGAACAGAACAAGGTGGACACAGCATGGATCTGTATGTGACAGGAGATCGTAATGACATTATTATGTCACAGCGTTCACAAAATAACACGTCTGGACACTACATGGACATAAACATTTACTCTGACGACAATGACGTACACCTTATGCAAGAGTCAAACACTACAAAAAGTCTTACTCTTAACATCAACAACGATGACAACAATGTTTCCATACATCAAAAGAAATCACATGGACAGACTGCTACTGTGACCTTGGACGGAAACTACGGAACAAATCTTGATCTACAGATGGGAACATCACAATCTACACAGGCAGGCACATATAGCCTGAATCAAAACTGCCAAACGGTAGGTGGTTGTAGTGTCACAGTCACACAAAACTAGATCTAGTTAAATACACACATAATGGCAGATGAGCAACCTAAGAAACTGACCCTGCGTGAACGTTGGCGTAAGGCCTGCACCGCAGATAACATAGTTGACCTCAGTGTTGACTGTTTCCTATTGTTTTTTGAAGTGTTAAGTTCTCCAATACTAATAGTGATGAGAGCGGTGCGTTGGTTCATTAACAAATTCCTTGTAGATAAATTGAAAAGCGTGGTCAAGAGAATCGTACACTGGTTCATGGACAATAGGGTGAAACGTCTGGCCAAAGGACAAAACGTATTCAGGTACTACTGGTGGCTTTGGCTATTAAGTCCAATCATATTGGTCACCCTAACACTCGGCATCGCCATGATATATGGACTTGTTACAGGCTTAAACATAGGTTTAGATATATGGGAAAAGGACATAATAGGTGAATAAAATATTTACACACTGGACATTGGCATTCTTTACACTGGCCGCACTGATGCTGTGGGGACTGAAAGATCCTTTCGTTAAAGAAACAGCAAGGTTAAAAAGTTTTGACCTCATACAAAAATACGACACTCCCAGTATAAGCAAAGATGTTGTTATTGTGGAAATAGATGAAAAGAGCATAGAACAAAATGGACAGTGGCCTTGGAAAAGAACTGTACTTGCAGATGTGATCTGGAAATTGAGAGAAGCAGGTGCTGGTATAATTGTGTTACCTATTTTGTTTTCTGAAGAGGACAGGTTGGGAGGAGATATGGACCTTGCACAGGCATTGGTGCAAAATGGAGTTGTAATTGCTCAAGTGGGCACAACACAGACAAATAAAAATGCAGTGCCAAGAGGAGTGGCCAAAATTGGAGATCCATTACCATGGTTGTTTGAATGGCCTGGTATGTTGGGACCAATAGAATTATTAGGAATAAATGCAGACGGTGTTGGCGTTGTCAACACAACTCCTGAAATTGATGGTGTGGTTAGACGTCTGCCGTTGTTGATGAGAGTTGGAGACGAAGTGTATCCAAGTGTACCAATGGAAGTGATTAGAGTGGCTGTGGGCGATCCAAGTTATCAAGTCAAAGCAGGCGCAGGCGGTGTGATTGCACTAAGAGTTCCAAAATTTAAAACAATCAAAACAGATCAGTATGCAAGAATATGGTTAAGATGGAATAAACAATTTGAAACAGTTAGTGTGACGGGTGACTTGTCAGTAGTTCAAGGAAAAACTGTCATATTGGGCAACACTGCTGAAGGAATCAGCACAATCATTGCCACACCAAACGGCGAAGCCTATAGCCATCATGCAATGGCAGTAAGTTTACAGACTGTAATCAATGGTGAAAATATTGTTAGACTAGATACAGCAACTTTCTTAGAATATGTTGCGGCAGGTGTATTGGCATTTGTAATAATATTGCTGGCCGGCTTTGCTCCCTACTGGTTGGTTGGTGCAGTTTTGTTGACAGTATGGTCGGGAACAGCCTACGGAGCATACTTTTATTTTGTCAAACATTTACAACTGTGGGACGCCAGTTGGATTTTGTTGGTCACAACCATCACAGGCTTCCATGCAGTATTCAATCGATTCGTTAAAGAGTTCAGCCTCAAACAGCAGATTAAAAAACAGTTTGAACATTATCTTGCCCCTGCCATGGTTAAAAAATTACAGCAGGATCCTAGTCTTTTAAAGTTGGGTGGTGAAACAAAAACAATGACTTTTATGTTTTCAGACATCAGAGGCTTTACTCCCATATCTGAAAAGTATAAAGGCAATCCTGCAGGACTGACAAAACTTATTAATAGATTTTTAACACGAATGACTGATATCATAATCAAGAACGGTGGAACCATAGACAAATTTATGGGCGATTGTATCATGGCATTTTGGAATGCGCCCATTGATGATCCCAAACATGAGGAAAATGCAGTACAGGCCGCCATCGACATGCAGAAAGAATTGATCGTATTAAACAAAGAATTAGAAACAGAAGGACTGCCACAAATAAACATAGGTATTGGAATAAACACTGGAGAAGCATTGGTAGGTAACATGGGTAGCAGTCAAAGATTTGATTACAGTGTGATTGGAGATGATGTTAATCTTGCTTCGAGATTAGAAAGTAGCAGTAAGACTCTCGGAAAAACATTAGTGATTGGTGAGAAAACTGTGAAAGGTGCCAAACACAATTATAATTTTGATTACGTAGACGAGATCACAGTCAAAGGCAAGACAGAAAAAATAAAAGTTTACACAACCACTTAGTCACACTTAAATATTCATATGAATGTAGGATTAATTGGTGTTGGACGTTGTGGTTTGCCCATAGCATTGTGCTTTGAACAGAAAGGACACAATGTTATTGCCAGTTCATACAAAGAAAAATATGTGGCTGACTTGCAAACTAAAAAAATCAATACAACCGAACCTCATGTGCATGAACTGTTACAGAATTCAAAGATTACGTTTACCACAGACAATCAATATGTGATAGATCAAAGCGATATCATTTATATTATTGTGGCCACTCCTAGTCTGCCAACAGGTGATTATGACATGCAGGCCATTGATAACGTGGTTGATGATATAAAAAAATACAAAGGTAATCTCAAAGACAAATTGTGTATCATTGCCAGCACTACAAATCCTGGATACTGCCAAACTGTGAGTGATACGCTCAAAGCCTACGAATGTGATGTCGTGTATTGTCCTATATATGTGGCACAAGGCGGTGTGTATGAAGATTTTGCAAATCAAGATCATGTCATGGTAGGCACCGATAGCAAACAAGCATTTACAAAAGCCAAAAACTTTTTTGAAACTCTATTACAAAGCGGAGATCAAATAATTGCATTGAGTTACACAGGCACTGAGATTGTGAAAATGGCACTGAACTGTTTTTCTACTCTTAAAATAAGTTTTGCCAACATGATGGGGCAATTGTTATACAAAAGCGGCAGTTGGAACGACAAAGATGCTTTCTATAATCTCATGAAACTAAACCCCAATGTAGGCACACGGTTAATAGATTTTGGTTTTGGATATGGTGGTCCTTGTCTGCCACGAGACAATAGGTCATTGGTGAAGTTTGCTGAAAAAATAGGCTACAATTATGAATTAGGCAACATAGTGGATCAATTCAATGACAAGCATGTTGATTTTTTATATGATTACTATTGCACAGATAACAAAAATAACCTTCCTTATTTCTTTTCCTATATCAGTTACAAAGCAGGTACTGATCTTGACGAGCCTGCACAGCAATATGATCTAGCAGAAATGTTCTTGAAAAATAATATACAAGTGTATGTGGCGCCTTCAAAGTTTCTTAACGACAAAGTATATAATCGCCTTAAAACATTGTATCCTGATCTACTTGAAAAACAATCGGCACAGGAACTAGACAGTGCCAATGTAAAATATTATAAAATTAATTAAGTTATTTTTTAGTAGTGCCTGTAGAATCAAAATGTTCTGACTTGCTTTTGTATTTGCTTAGAATTTGATCTAATTCATCAGAACGTCCTGCTTTTACTATTTCTTCTCTGTATTCCAGGACCATGGATAGTTTGGTGTTAAGTCTAATCATGTCGTTGTCCAGCATTCTCACACGATCTACTAATTTTATTAGTGTTGAACTGGCTTCACCTAACACAGGTTTGACTTCTTCGGTGACCCACTTCCAGATGTAAAAAACAAAGTAACCAAGTCCCATGGCGGCCACAATTGGAAATCCAAAGTCCTTAATTATTGTTACTAAATCATTAGTCCCGTCTAGCATCTTCTTTTCCTTCATTGGCCGCTATACGATCATCGTTGGGTCTAATTTTAAGCACATAACTTAGTAGAGCATCAATTTTAACTAAATCGTTGTTCATGGTCTGCACTCGATTGTCCAATGCACCAATGATTGCTTTCAGACTGTTGACACTCCCTGTGACCGAAGCCAATATAAATTTTAGAGTGATAAACACAAAAGCACCGGCGGCAATGGCGCCTGCAATTGGAAAACCCACATCTTTTATCAATGTTACAAAATCCATAATATGTGTATATTTATGAAGTGCTCGTATTGTGAATTTTTTGGTTGAGTAAATACTTTTATGAATTGGATTTTAGTCGTTGTTATTTGTTGGGGATTTACCTGCCAAACAATATACGAACAAAAACTGTATGATACTGAATTAGAGTGCAACAATGAAGCCACCAGAGTGATGGAGTATGCCCAACAGATGTATCCAAATTCCAGTGGCGAAGTACATTGTTTGACCACAGATCAATTCAATAGTTGGATAGAACCAACAACAGGCACATAAAAAATATTTTCTTTTACCAAAAAAGTTCAGCGTAAATATCGTTAATGAATTATTATTGTGCCACCAAATTTACTGACATGTATGTGGATGTTCAAAGCAGACAAGTGTACAATTGCTGTAAAGCCATGCCTGAAAGAATTAATTTAGAATGGTTACAAAACAATCCAGGACACCTTTTTAACACTCCTACTATGATAAAAGATAGAAAACTAATGTTAGATGATAAAATCAATGCATCTTGTGATTATGGCTGTTACAAGTTTGAGAGGCAAGGCATAGTGAGTCAAAGAAGCAATGCAGAAAAAGTATTCTATGCTCAGGCGCATTCATCTTTACAAAGTCTTGACATTATCTTATCTAATGACTGTAGACTAACATGTGCATATTGTGGTCCACAGTGGAGTACAACTTGGTGGCGTGATATAGAAAAAAATGGAAATTACAATTTAGAGACTGTGGACAAAAGAAGTCAAAATTGGTTTAAATTATTAGGCAAAATGAAACAAAAAAATAGATCAACTAACACTAAATTTTTTGATCTATTGTTACGAGAAATGAAACTAGCAGACAAATTAAAATTTGTCAATGTGCTTGGTGGCGAGCCTTTATTACACAATGATTTATCTGCACTTTTAAATGTGGTACCAGATAAAGAAATTACAATTGTGACCGGACTTGGAGTTGCTTCTGATAGGCTTAAAAATTTTTTGCAGAAGTATAAAAGTAAAAAAATACGGTTTAAAGTTTCGGCTGAGACAACTGGGAAGTATTTTGAATTTTTAAGATATGGAAATAAATGGGAAGAATTTTGTGACAAAATTAAAATGATATCAGATAGTGGTTATGAATTGGTTTTTGGTTCAACTATTACAAATATCAGTTTACTTGACTTTGCCAATTTTTATAATTATTTCAACAAAGATTATAAAATTAAAATTCAATTAATAAATGATAAACCATTTTTCTATCCAAACCTTTTAGATACACAGTCAAAAAATAACTTTAAAAAATGGTACGTGGCAAATCCGCAATGTGATCCAAATAAACTGTTAGCCAGTATTGCAAAACCAACAGCATCTGAGAATGCAAAGAAAGATCTAGCAAATTTTGTTAAAGAGTTCAGCAGAAGAAGACAAATTGATTTAAGTTTTTTACCAAAACACTTTATAGATTGGTTATACTCTTAAAGTTGACAATCTTGAAATTTTATAATACAATATTGACATGTCCAAAGCATGGCAAATAGAACTTAAATTTCCTGATCATACGATAAAATCTTTTGTGTATTCTGATACAGGCACTGATATCAAACAGCGTTTTCAAAACGAAAACATACAAGTAAAAGTGCTGGGTGAAATCGAGGATCCTGTTGCAGGCACAAAGCCAAAAGCAAAACATAAAGAAAAGTTTGTATGATCCATGCAATGATCGATCTGGAAACTTTAAGCACTAATCCAGATGCGGTTATTCTAACTGTTGGTGGAGTTAAATTCGATCCACACTCTTCAATGAACCCCTACAATGACTTATACTTTAGGGTGGATGTAGATTCACAAACAAATCTTGGCCGGCACGTGATGCAAGACACACTTGATTGGTGGGGCAAACAGCCAGCGGAAATTACAGAAGAAGCATTGGGAGACAAAGATAGAATCAGTTTAGATGACATGATCAAACAAATTAACAAGTTCAGTGTTGGAGTGGATGTATTTTGGTGTCAAGGACCGTTGTTTGATTACGCGATTTTACAGAATATATATTCGCAACTAGGACATCCTGTGCCATGGCAATATTGGCAAATACGAGATTCCAGAACACTGTTTAGTCTTGTGCCTCGTGAACGTGAAAAAAGAGAAGGACTCCATAATGCACTTGAAGATTGTAAGTATCAAGCCAAAAAAGTACAGCGTGTGTATCGTCAGTTGGGTGTTAAATGATCAAATGGTACAAGATCACAGACTTCTATCGTTTTGAAGGAAAACGCCTGCGGCATTCCAAAAATCCTACCACCAAGTGGATTGGATTGAATTGTGTTTACAAGTTACGTGTTGGCAGTAAGATTGTCCATGTTGGTAGATCAGACACCTGTAAAAAACACGGGCCTGCAGAAAAGGTTAGAAAAGCCATTGTGCAATTATTGGCCTTAGAAACACACAATCCCAGTGTGACACCAACTAAAACATGGCGAGAAATTAGGTTGCGACACAGACCAAACTCTAGTAACATAAGTATAGGAGTAATAGAAACTAATGCCATCGCCAGAACATACTTACAAGAAGCCATTTGAGAAGATAGATCACTATCAAGAATCAACTTGGCTAGGCAATGACACTCCAATATTTGAGAATGAAAACACAGCAGTGTTCAATGACAAGTATCCTTGTGTAAAAGGGCATCGCTTGTTTATACCAAAACAAGATACTCCAGATGCCGTGGGAGAAAGTTTAAAGTTGGCCTACTACTGCGGACAGGAATGGATCAAGGAAGGCAAAATGGAAGGTTTCAATGTGGGCATGAATATTGGTAGACCCGCAGGACAAACTATCATGTGGCCGCACATACATTTTATTCCTAGACACGAAGGAGACTCTAAACCAATCGGTGGAATGCGTTATGCTCATCCTGCCGCTGATCATAAAGAGCACTATTAATGGACGAGCAGGACAATTCATTAAGCAGTTTGGAATGGCAACTGTTATTAGTTTTGCGACGCTTACAATATGATTTGTCAGAAGAAGAAAAAAATAAAAAATTGATAGAATGGATCGAAGAAAAAATAAAAGACCTAGACGCAAGAAGCGGTTGGTAAAAAATCCTATATTCACTTCACCGGACGGCGGAGAAACAGTTTATCAAGAATTTGGTAATGGTGATAGGCAGATTATTTCTCAGTCACAAAAGGCCAAAGATAGTGAACAGGAAATGTACGAAATGGAAATGGTGGGCGAAGAGGCCATACGTCTAAGAAGGAAATATCCTGCACTACAAAAGGCATGGGATCAATACAAAACTGTGTGGAAATTAGTAGCATATAATGATTAGACTATATGTGACGCAGATCAATTTTACCAGCAGTATACAAACGTCTGTGTGCGTTTAAAGGGGTGATTAAATACAGTTATGACTAAGTTTGTTAGTGTGATAGGCAACGGCGAAAGTAGACGTGGATTTGATATAACACCTCTGAAAGGTATTACCACTGTGGTGGGTTGCAATGCGATATTTCGGGATCATAACATGGACTATGTGGTGGCCTGTGATCGTCACATGTGTCAAGAAGCAGTAAACACAGTTGGAAAAAACACAACCATATACACCAGGAAAGATTGGTACAAACAGTTTGCTTTTTGGCCTAATGTTAAATGTGTACCTGATCTACCTTATGAAGGCGACAAGAGACAAGATGATCCTTTTCATTGGGGCACAGGACAATTTGCCGCTCTAGTAGGACTTAATTTTAAACCCAAAGCAATATTTTTAATTGCTATGGATCTATACGGTGTTGGCGATAAGAAAGGGCCTGAGGGTGTCAACAACATGTACAAAGGCAGTAAAGGTTACACATATATAAAGAAACCTGTTGACCCTCGCTATTGGATATACCAATTTAACAAATTGTTTGAACACAGCGATTGCAGATGGATAGTGGTAAATGAAGAAAACTGGAAAATGCCAGAGGAATGGAAAGTGCATAAAAATGTTTTTCAAGAGTCCTACGAAGGACTGGCCAAGTGGATCAATAAACAATTGACAAAAAAATAATAAAGTTTATAATAGCGTTATGTTTGAAAATATAAAAGATGGAGATCTTATAACTCTGAAACTTGCTTCAGGAGAAGAAGTAATTGCAAAATACAAAAGCGGAGCAGACTCATACATCAGTATAGAGAAAGCACTTGTTTTGATGCAAGGGCCACAGGGTCTTGCATTTGGAACATTTTTCTCCACTGCTGAACAGGACAAACCGATAAACATTGCAAAAGACAAGATAACATCTATTGCTTACATCAATCAAAAAATAAGGCAGGAATATGATAGAGTGTTTAGCACAATAGAAGTTCCTAAAAAACCTAGCATTATTACATAATGAAACATTTTGAAAAGCACAATACCAGCATTAAGACTTTGGTGGACACGTGCGAAGCCATGCTTCATGCAATGGAGAAACATGGAGTAGATCCAGAGACTGTGAGTAATAGACCAGAATTTTCAGTGTTGATTCATTTTTTGAAAAGTATTATTGATGGAGAATTAAATATACCAAATGAACTTACTGATCGAATAAGATCAGCATCAGAAGAATTAGGACTCGACCTTGGGGATATCAAAAAAAGGTTGAACTAATGAGAGGACTCAAAGACTTTCATCCCTCTATAAACACTCTGCAAGTCATCATTAAGGAGAAAAGATGACTTACTATTCAACAAAAACATATGGACACAACATAGGACTAGCCTGTGTGTTCAGACAACCTAACGCAGATCATTCTCACTGTCATTTGTTACATGGTTACAGTTTGGCCTTTAAATTCACATTTGGATGCAATGAACTGGACAACAAAAACTGGGCGGTGGACTTTGGTGGACTTAAACCGCTGAAAGCATGGTTAGAAGACAAGTTTGATCATAAAATGGCATTGGACAAAAATGATCCACAGTTTGATAAACTGAAAGAACTTGAAAAACATGACCTCGCTGAAGTTAGAGTATTTGATGGTGTTGGCGCAGAAATGTTTGCCAAACATGCTTTTGATTTTGCAGATGATCTGATTCGTAAACAAACAGATGGTAGATGTTTTGTAGAAAGTGTAGAGTGCATGGAACACGGAGCAAACAGTGCCATCTACTCAAGAAAATAATTTTCTATTTGAAAACATAGTTGTCCAACTCAATAACAAGCAGTTAAGAATCAATATCTACGACACACCTCTTGGACAGCGTTTTATGGAGGCCTTAAAAGATAACCTCGATAAAAAACGTGTATTGGAAAAAAACTTTTGTTGGTTGGGTTGGGCAGATTCTAATAGAGATTTACATTATCTAGTAGGAGAATTAAACAAAAGTATTGCACAAATAAATTCATTTGATTTTGATCCTACTTACGAAAAAATACATCCATTCAGTGTGGATGATTTCCAATACAGTGCTACCTTACCCACAGGACTGACACATGATCGTCCACCCATGGAAAAGCCAGGACTGAGACTGAAACACGAGGCCTGTAACCTACTGCATAGATTTTTTGAAGAATTACAAGGTACTGCTTGGAGTCTATCCAAGTATTACCGCCAAGCGGACTTTGAGACCAAGTACGCAATAAGACAGTTGAACAACCTTTGCCACGAAATAGAAAGTTGGGTGTTGTCATATCGTAAAAGCAAGGTAGACCCTGACTGGATGAGACCATCACAGATCACAACCTTTTTGAATGCACCAAGATATGACCTACATGATGAAGATTATGAATTGTTCAAACAAAACAGATATCGTAGAGAATTGGGTGGTGTGTATCTCCACTGGAGCCAAATTGGTAAAACTCTATACGAAGTTTTCAGAGACGAGGGTGCACCTAAAATGACAGAAGCACTGTGTTCTGAAATCAACCATCAAAAATACTACTCTGGAGAATTTGATATAGAATGGGGCCAAACAATCGACGAGGACACTTTTGATTGGAAAAAAAAAGAAATGGAAGGCTATAGACACTGGCTGGAACTGAATGGTTATGATTGGGATGACCCTAAACTTAGTTTGGGTTATATCAAGATAGGCCAAGTGGATCTACAGTTGGGTTTTGATAACGAATCTTTTTCTCAAGTGTATAAAGAAATGAAAGATAATCTAAATATCAAAAGTATTCACACAATAGGCACCCGTAGTTGGGAAAATTATTATCCATATACTTTGGACAGTGAAGACTGGAAACAAATACAAATAGAAAATTTAAGAAGAGGTTATGAATCACGTAGTATGCGTTAAGTGGGGTAACAAATACGTTTCGAAATATGCAAACGTATTGTATAAAATGTGTGAAAGAAATATCACACTGGACTGGGATTTCCATTGCATCACAGATGATCCCAAAGGTCTTGATCCGCACATAAAAACTTTGCCTTTGCCAAAAGATCCATGGATCAAAACTTGGTGGAGCAAACTGTGGATGTTTGGTTCTCATTTCCCTTTGCAGGGCAACATATTGTTTTTTGATTTGGATGTAATCATATTCCGTAACATTGACGATCTTTTTACATGTAATCCTGGCAAGTTCAACATTATTAGAGATTTCAATAGATGTAGAATAAAAGATTGGAAAAACAGCAACTCCAGTGTGATGCGTTGGGAAACTGGCACAATGAATTATCTATGGGACGAATTTGTACAAAATCATGCCAAAATTATACAGCAGAACCATGGAGATCAAGATTGGATTATGAAACGTGCCAAAGAAGATATCAATTGGTTTCCTGATGAATGGATAAGAAGTTACAAATGGGAAATGATCGGATACAAAGACACAAAGTTGATCAATAAAGATGGCAAAAGATATTTCAAGAAGCCTCCAAATGTGGTGGCGGAAAACAAAGTGGCAGTGTTCCATGGTGAGCCAAAGCCTTTTAACTGTGCTGACCAATGGGTGGTAGACAATTGGAAATGACAAAAAAATACGGCACAGTAAAGATAAAAAAAATCAAGCCTGGAATGAATGAGATTCCTAAAGATTGTGGATATCAAAAACAGTTTGCACACAACATAGACATGAACAACAACGGTATCCATGGTGATTTGATAGAATGGTGTCAGGTAAACTGTAAATCAAAATGGGGTTGGTGGTTCAAACCCACTGGTGATATTCAAAATCCCGCCAATCACTGGGAGCATCAGAATGCCTACATGAGTTTTGAAGATCAAAGAGAAGCAACTGCTTTCTTTTTGGCAGTTGGTTTACAAAACATGGGCAACAACACTGATAATTAAAAGTATGAAATGGTTTGATATAACAGATTCAGCAAAAGCACAAATGGAAAAACTTTTGGAAAAACACCCTGACAAGTATGCTGTGAGTTTGGCAGTGTTGGGCGGTGGCTGTGCAGGCTTCAAATATGATTGGAATTTTGTAGACAAAAAAGAAGACATTGGCAAAGATGACGAAGTGGTCGATTGGGGCACTGGACGTTTTGTGGTAGATGAAACATCTATGATGTATGTGGCAGGTACCAAAATTGACTGGAAAGAAGAAGTGTTTGGAGCACAGTTTGAAATAATCAACCCCAATGCATCATCAGGGTGTGGTTGCGGTGAGTCATTTGGTGTTTAATGGACACAGCGTTTGTAATTGGCAACGGTGAATCAAGAAATATATTTCCTATAGAAACACTCAAAGGCAAAGGAGTGGTATGGGGTTGTAACGCAATCTATAGAGATCATCCCGATCTGTGCGATCATATTGTCAGTGTAAATGAAAACATGACTGCTGAATTACAACAGTGGAAACAAGACTCCGAAAGCACTGTGAAAGTGTACGGACTAGAAGACACACTGGATTGGAATTGGATAATTGAAGGTGACAAGACCACCGACGTGCCTGACAAACTTAAATTGTATAGAATTTGGCGTGGAGGCACAACCAAAAATGGTGGCAAAATTAGAACACTGGATTTCAGTGAAGCAAAAGGGTCAGGAACTTCTGCTGTGGCCATGGCCGCCGACTCAGGAATAAAAAATGTTATTATACTTGCGTTTGACATATTGGGTGCAAGACAATGGGAATATGCCGCAGTCGATGGCAGTAGCAGTAGAGAACAAAACAACATCTACAAAAATACTAAAAATTATCCTAGTAGATTGAGTATGAAAGCATATTTAAAGTATGAATGGATGTATCATTTACGCCAGACATTTCGGCGTTATCCTAATACAAATTTTTATTTTATCAACAGACGTGAATACATAGAATACAATTATTTTTTACCTGGCTATTTTGACCAACCCAACATTAGTGTTGGAACATATGCAGATCTACAACGATGGGTCAATGGTGAAAAGGACAAGATACAGTGGTGGCCTTTAAATTAGTTTTGTAGAACTGGCGTCAATTTTATAGATATGTCTCATTTTGACACCCACTGATTGTGCAAACTTTTTGGTATCACAGTTGTTACACACATGTTTGTAATCGTTTGATGCTCGCTCAGGATCCACTTGCGATCTGGCTCTGAGAAAGATGTCACCACATGAATCGCACTTGAAAACATACACGGTGTTTTTACGGTGGAAGGTATGATAAACACCCAGTTTACTTTGGCGTTCGTACAATCGCATGGTTTTTAATGTCTCTATGAACATCAATTTTATTTAATAAATACACACAAACATTATATGACACGATTAAACATAGACATAGGAATCGAAGGAAATCCGGCCACTGGTGATACTTTACGTACCGCCATGTCTAAAATCAACAGCAATTTCACAGAATTATATCTTTCAAATGCCGCAGATGGCAATCTGACCACTTCAGTAACCAACGGTAACGTATCAATCCAACCCAACGGTACAGGTAATGTGGAGATAGACGCTTTATCTGTCAACAGTGACAACATCACTTCACTGACAACAAACTCATCTGTGACGATCACAGGTAACGGCACAGCAGGAGTTGACATCGAAGCATTGAGCATCACAGGCACCAGCATTTCAAGTTCGGACAGTAGCACGATCAACATCAACGACAATCTCGTAGTTGACGGCACAGGAACCTTTCAAAGTGGTGCAACCATTGACGGTGTCAGCATAACTGACAACACGATTTCAACAGGATCCTCAAACGCCAATCTAGAACTCACAGCGTCGGGCACGGGTGCGGTAAAAGTCGACGCCATTTTATCACTGCCCGATGGCAGTGCTAGTGACAACTATATAGGAGTTGGTGATGCCGATGACTTAAAGATATTCCACAACGGAAGTCATTCAATCATAAGAGAAACAGGAACCGGAAGCCTTTACCTACAGAGTGACAACAATGTTATAATTGGCAAGGACAGTGGTTCAGAAACCATGATAAAGGGTGTCGCCGACGGTGCGGTCGAACTGTATCACGATAATGTTAAAAAGTTGAATACCTCATCAAGTGGCGTCACTGTGGTTGATGAATTACACACAGAAGGTGCAACTCCTCACCTAACACTCAAAAGAACTGACAACGCGAATATTCCAACACTACGTTTTAAAGGCAGTGGTGGCACTGTTGGTGCAAGTATTGACTTCCAGGGCACAGGAGGCACTTCTAATGAACTTGCATTTCAAGTGTTTGACGGAGCCAGTCTAGCAGAGCGTTTCAGAGTCACATACACTGGTGCCAAGGTGTCTGGAACACTTGAAATGACCGATGGTCTCACTATAGATGGATCAATAATAACATCACCATCCAACGCAGACATCGTGTTGACCGCTGGTGGAACAGGTTCGGTGGACATAGAAGGAATACAGATCAAAGGAACAGAGATAAGTTCGAGTGACTCGACACAGGTAACGATCAAAGAGAACCTACACGTCACAGGAAACATATCTGGAACAATCACGGGCACAGTCACAGGCACGATTGACGCTGACAACTCAACAGTTTCCAACCTGGAAGTGGACAACTTCAAGGCAAGTGCCATTGTAATAGAATCAGAAGGCATCGGATCAAACGATAACGACACAACGATCCCAACAAGTGCCGCTGTCAAAGACTACGTGGACAACAACGCAGGTGGCTCAACAGGTGACCTAGCAATAACAGGATCATCGATCACTGCTCCGTCAAACGCGGATCTAACACTGTCGGCGGGTGGAACAGGTTCAGTGGACATAGAAGGTATTCAGATCAAGGGCACAGAGATCAGTTCAACTGACTCAACACAGGTAACCATAAAAGAAAATTTACACGTCACAGGCACAATCTCAGGAACAATTAGTGCCAGCGGACTATCAGGCACACTGCCGGCGATCAGCGGAGCCAACCTAACAGGCGTGGCAAAACACGCATTCAAGACAGTACAGATAGGTGGAGGTAATTCTCTGGTGGCAGATGATCCTGTAGACACACTGACCATACATCCTGGAAACAATGTCACCATAACGGATGATGATAGTTTGGACTCATTCACAATCAACGTCAATGGAATGGGAGACCTCACTTTCAACGGTTCAACCATAATTTCACCGTCCAACGCGGACATCACTCTTGATCCTGCAGGCACCGGACAAGTGGTTGCCAACGCCGCTTTTAAGTTCAACGCAGGTTACATCGAGAATATAAACACACTGACATCGAGTTCAACAATTACAGTTGACTGCTCGGCGGCCAGCATACACACGGTCACATTGGCAACAAACACAGAATTCAACATATCAAACCTGCCAACAGGTGGCACGGTCACATTAATAATCACACAGGATGGTTCAGGATCAAGAACAGCAACTTTCGGAACAGACGGCTCGACTGCAGTCAAATTCCCGGGTGGAGCACCAACACTGTCAACGGGAGCCAACGACATTGACGTGGTCACCATTGTCAACGATGGAACCAACTTCCTGGGCAACTGTGCTAAGAACTACTCATAGGAGGTGATTGATGCCTCTGGGAATTGCTAGACACATAATAACAGAGTACACGGGGTGGTCACCCGCGAGAGACATCACAACCGCAATTTGGATTGATGCATCAGACACATCAAGTTATTCACTCAGTGGATCTAATGTAACCGCAGTCACAGACAAGGGGAATGCAGGCGCCACATTCACAGTAGGCGGTACTCCCAACGTCAGTACCACACTGAATTCACTCAACACTTTCTCGTTTGACGCGGGTAACAACGAAGACCTCACGACCAACGAGGTCCACCAGGTCTCCAGTGGTAACCACTGGGCAATAGGAGTATGGCAATGGAACTCAGTGAATGACACCAAGGACAGTTTCTGGAGCACAGAGAACAACACAGTGAACGCGGTCACGAACAAGAGGGACTATGCTGTGAGTTCCGGTGACAACAGCAACTTCAACGGTGAGTTGGATTTGGATAGTTTGGGTGGCAACAGGATCTCAAGTACCATAGGCGATAAAGAGGAATTCACCACAACATTTGGCAGTAGTAACACATGGCGGATACTGGGTGTGTTCTTCAACAAGGCCGGCAACCAAATTGGAGCAAGACTCAATGGTGCCAACGCATTCACTCCGGTCAACGACTATGACAACTCACTGACACCCAATCTGGATCTACGTATAATGCGTAACAGGACCAGCATAAGGATGAGCGGTAAGATGGCAGAGTTTTTCTCTGTCGCAGACGTTCCTGGCACGGGTATTATCAA